AGGGGCGTAACCAATAGCCCTGATTGGAGGAGTAACTTAACCAATATCACATGATGTAAGGAAGTGAAACACTAAAGTTGGAACGCATAATCGGAGAAGCGTATAAAGGCCGAGTTCTTTGAAATATGGGATGTGAATTGAGGATGTGGATGAGAAAATCATTCGCTCAATTCGGAGTTATACTGATGAGACTTTAATAGTCGAAATACTTATGTATCTATAACAACTTAATACTTAAAAAAAATGAAAAACGTAAACGAAAAAAACGGAGTTAATTCAATTATCGAATTCCTTCTATTTATGGTAATGATTGTATCTGCTGTGGCTTGTATGCTGTCTTTTGCACAAGAGAATCTTACCAATCTATTTGTATTCTTCGGCGTGTTCTTGATGAGTACAGCGATGACCATCTTTCACCTAAATGACATTAAAAAGTAATAACCTTAAAAAACACAAGACAATGAGACAAGCAATCGTAACAATTGGAGATGACAGAGAATTGACATTCAATGCCTATATTTCTGACTTTACATGGAACAACTTTGAGATTCCTTTCTTGAGAGAGGAGGATGTACTTAAATGCCTTACCTATATTGACGAATTCGATATTCACGTTTGTATTGAGGATAATCAACTTGTGATGTATGTAAGAGATAGTCGGAATGTAATCTCGGAATCAGTCATTATTGATGGCGAGAAATACTACTTCTTCGAATTAGGATGGACATTTGAATTAGCATAATCAATAACCAATGAATCCAAGAATTATCAGAGCAAGATTTGACTCAGTTTGTCACGAGACGAATCTACCAATCAAGAAAGGTGAGATGTGTATCTATTATCCATCGAACAAAAAGGTATACCATTTCGAATCTGACCAAGCATATCAATTTCGGATGTGGAAAGCAGATGAGAGAAGCGGATTTGCCTATTAAAAAAATCAAAAATCACTAAAACTGGAAATTAATAATTTAAAACAAAAGACAATGAAAAGTACAATGAATTTAGTTAAGTCAGTATTCCTCTACGATGGTCATAGAGGAACATTCATTCCGCAGCATTTTGCAGAGGAGATGTTGAATGATAATCTCCATTCATATCGTTTCACTACCGAAAACACAAGAGTTCTAAATCATCTATTAACTGAACTTGCCGAAGGCCATGACAACGAATGGTATTTTGATAATTGGAATGACATCCTTTCTCATTATAATGAGATTCGCAAGATGTCAACTAACGAAATATTCTATCTGACGCAAGATGATAATGGAGGAGACCTTTGGCTAGTTCACGAAGATGAATTAGAAGAATGGAATGAATACAATAACCTTTAATAACTAATAAAATGAAATCAACACAGAATGCCGTTAATCTAATTTGTTCTACAATCAATAGACGAATCATGACAATGAATTACCAACAAGAATCTGCTGTGCGAGATTATATTTCTGATGTGTTATGGGATGTGGATGCAAAAATTGACATTCTACCTTTTGAAGCAAGAGATATCGCAGAGATTCTAGATGTTAATGAGGATTGCATATTTGACATCCTTGTCGAAATCGGATTTGCATCTTACGAAGAAGAAGAAGAAAACTAATCAAAACCAAAATCAATAATTTAAAACTTTAAGACAATGAAATTATCTGAATTAAAAACCTACGCCGTTAATATGGCCAAAGAGAATCCGACATTAAAAACTGAAATCTATGATTTTGTCCAATTAGCAATTGACGAGATTGATGAAGGAGGAAGTGAACAGCACGAATGCAGTCTTGCTCTGCGAGATATCGAAGAATTGATTAACGTAATGAAAGTTGAAGAATCCAATTCGCCTGGGGAAGACGAAACGGTGCATGGATTTTCTAACGAAGAGACATACACAATGATTGTGCATATACACAATGACAAGGAATGGTTAGATGATGCATTTAGTTATATAAGACGATACAACAATCCGAACAACTTGAGAGAGGAATTCAAGAAGGAGATATTCAATAGAGGAGGATTATCAGACATTTTTGGAAAGATGTCATTCGGGAGAATCAATTGGTTTGAGATATTCGATAACTTGAAAAGGATGATGCCGAAGGAATCCTACGAAGAATTGGAAGAAAGACTTGCATTGGCTAACATTCAAGCGAAGAAATTGTTTGACCTTCTTTATGACCTTCAAAATAATTTCGGGAATATAGAAGAAGAAATGTCAACTATTCACAATATCAAGTTACTCACTGACATATCTACAAACGAATGGCAATATCAATAAACATTAACTTAAAAAACAATAACAACAATGAAAACAACAAAATTTAAAAATCAAGTAACTGCATCTAAATTTCTAAATTGGTATTTCTCTGATGCATCCGAGATAAGAGAATTCGCACAAGCAATGATTGAACAATTGGAGACATTTGGAGATGCTAAAATAGATGTGAAACAATTATTCGATGGATGCGGATACATTCCACAATTCATATGCGAAGATTGGGATGGGGATATGGAGAATGAACAAGAATATTCTCCGGAGGAAATTGAATTTATAAACGATATAAAATAATGCACATGACGACAACAACTAAAGATGGATTCGTTTACCTTATTGTAAATGAAAAATGCAAAGAGATTTTTTCGAGCGGAATATTCGAACTGTATGCATTATATTCCAATGGATCTGAATCACTAATTGAATCAGAAGAACATCTCAGCAATGTTATCGCAGATGGATGCGAAATTGGTATTGAGATAGGATTTTTAAATGACATAACTAATAACTAAAAAAACAAAACAAGATGAACACATATTACTTCAGACAAAAAGGTAATTGGATTGCACAAACAATCTTTGCTAAAAATGAGAGACAAGCGAGAGAGGAATTCCGAAATATTTACAATCTTAAAACACTACATAACTACGAAGTTTGGAAACAATAATTTAATAACTTAAAACAAAACACAATGGGATTTTTTTCTTGGAAAACTAGCGATACGAATCGCAGCATAAGTAATGTTTACTCATCACGAGGAACATTCAAAGTAACTATGTTAATGCCGAATGGAGACAAATTCACCGAGGATGCATACGAAGGATACGGTATATTCGGAGGAGTTGACTTCTACGATGCAGTATATGAATTAAACAAAGACAATCCGAAATTCGAACACATCACATCTAAAGATTGGGAGAATCGCTCTAAAGGAATTTATATGCTGTCTTACAATGAACCAAATAGAGAATTCGCCATCTCGCCAAGATTGGTAGAGGATGATTCTCTCGCCTGGTCAGATGTGGATGATTCAGAAACTTGTCAAACTCAAGGTTATTTTTATTCATCAATTAATATTTAAAACAATGAAAACAAAAGAAGAAATTGCACGAGAGATGACTGCAAGAGAATTAGATGCGAACCAATATTTCTATGACTATGGTCACAAGGATGACGATAAATACTATCGAATATTCGATGACGTTTATGAGGAATATCTAGAGCTGTTAAACCTAGACAATCCATCTTTCTTGGAAAGACTGAAAAAAGATTTATTGAATGTCATCCAAGATAAAGGAAAGGTATACGGAGAATTGGATGAGGAGATTCATATGGATGACTATTTCTTAATCGTCAAAGGTAGTTTTACATATACTGACGATGCGATTGGATTTGATTGCCGCCAATTCAATGTATCTCTAATTACGGATTCGATATGTGAATTAGTTGTTGAGATGAATCCATCACTAATCGATTTCTACCATGAATAATGCAGTTTTCACCATCAGATGTATTGCTCCAAATGGAGCAACATCTGACTATGTACATGGATCTCGGGAATCTGCTTTGCACAAAATGTTTAACATTGCCGATGACATCCGAGTTACTTACCATAACAATCTCATCACCTATGATGGAACGAGAGACAATAACAATTACTCACTAACACTAACAAACAATGATTTCTGAATTCACCACAATAGCCAAAGACAATCTGGTCGGCAAAGTAATTAAGCAAGTACGATACATGACTGATGCAGAGAAAGAATATCTCAATTGGGATAAAGGAACAATGGTCATCGTTCTGCACGATGGAACAATCATCATGTCATCTTCAGATGATGAGATGAATGATGCGGGAACAATGCACATATTCTCGAGAGGAAAACAATTAACACTACCTTCGATATGATAGAGAGAATCCTAATTGCCTTGGCGATATTCGTTCTAGTTTCTCTGATGGTCACCATCATGTTAAAACTAAAAATCCTATCTGCTGTATTCATAATTGGATTCATTCTGATTGTACTGGTCTCGAAGATAGCATATGACTAATCGGTAAACTAATCTCAAAAGGATGTCTTATTTAGGCATCCTTTTTTTTTGCTCCACATTTTCAGTCAGTTAGAGCTTATTGCATGGATTTATTTGACTGTACCCTGGCCGGATCTCTTTGGACCGGCTTTTTTATATTTTTACTATCACTCTTTCTTGTATCTGAGACAGCGGAAAAGTTTTGATTTTATTGGCTTTTATAGTAAATTTGGCTTTGAAAACTTCTCGATGCTGTTTTTACACACATATATATGCTCAGACATAGACAAGAAAATAAGCCACACAGAAACCTCCTTGGAGATTCCTTATTAATGCACATTATTTCTACTTGCCGGAAGTATGCTGATGTGTTAAACCTATCTTATATTAACTCTAAATGCGAGTTTGGATACAATTACGTTACCGACCTTGTGTCCAGGAAGAAGCCTTTAAGAGACAAAGAAAAGGTTCTGATGGTATTGGATGCCATGTTAAAATACTGCGATGAGGTGGAGGAATTTAGGGAGAAAATAGAGGTAATAAGAGATGAAATCAAAGCATAAGTATAGGGTAGAATGGCTCATGTATTTTGCTGATAAGGACATAAATCCTCGTGTTGCTTTAAAGATATTCAGACCGGAATATGATAAAGAAAAGACTCGTAGAATGATGTCCTTGTTTGTAGGTAAGATGATATTTGAGAATGAAGACCTAGTCGATTGGAAGAACATCAAGTCGGCTATCGAAAGGACAAACGATAGAAACAATGGCAAAATCTTTTCGTAGTAAAACGTATATAAATAGAGCAGAGACATACGCTAAGATTGACCTGCTTCATAAGAGAGTAAATAAAATACTCATGCAACTCGGATTACCCATCGAAGCAAAGGTCTGGATATACTTTGACCTTGCCTTGTACCCGATGGACCGGAAGGAGAGATCCATTATCCTCAAGCAAATATTCAGTAAGTGGGGAACGGATATAAAACTCGAACACGAACCATATATACAAATGTTAGAAAAATATACAAAAAAAGTTTTGGATGGATTTGAATAATGTATTACATTTGTAAAAATTAATTAGAAAACTTATAATTTATGTCAAACATAACAATTTCACCAAAAACGGTAATGCCGTACATCGAACCTCGCAGAGAGGAGATGATTAAACTAATGGGGGGCGAAGAAGTCCTAATGAGAGAGATGTCTTTCGCCATTCAAGCTGCTAACAACAATAGTGTGTTGGCTAATTCTAATCCACAATCAGTTGCAATGGCTGTGTACAATTGTGCATTGACCAAGTTGTCTCTGAATCCTGTAATGAACTTGGCTTACCTAGTTCCATTTAAGGGAAATGCTAAACTTATGCCCGGTTACCAAGGCATGATTAAACTTATTTCCGACTCCGGTATTATTAAATCAGTTTCTTCAGGAGTTGCTTACAAAGGGGATGAGTTTGAAATTGTCCAGGGTACTAAGCCAAGCATTGTTCACAAGCCAAAGGGAGAGACGTTTAAGGTAGAGGATATCATTGCTGTGTACGCAATCTTTACGCTACACAATGATGAGACCTTATTTGAGGTGATGTGGAAGCCTCAGATTGATGCCATTAAGAATCGTTCTGAGACCGGAAGAAAGGATGTTGGTCCTTGGTCTACTGACTATTCAGAAATGGCTCGCAAGACCGTTGTTAAGAGAGGATGGAAGTCTATTCCTAAGTCATCTTTTGCCCTTGACCGAATCGAAAAGGTTAACACAGCCATCGACATTGACAATGAGGAGTATAAAACAGTTGAGTACGTTAGAATGAGTGAAGAGCAAGTTGACAGACTTCTCGAGAAGACAATTAACGTAGTTGAGTTGGAAACTGCTCTTTCTGATGAGTCTGTTATGATAGATCCGGAGCAGAAGAAAGAAATCATTGAGAAGGCAAGAGCTAAAAATAAGGAGGCCAACAATGAATAATCTAATTAAGTTCTCAATGGAAGACTACAACTCAGGTAACTACGAGGTTGTAAATCAGTTGGGAGAAGCCATCAAGATAATTGCCTTTGAATTTTCAATAAAACAACCTGTCATCGGTATCCACAATGGAGAAGTTGAGACATGGTTCATGGATGGGTCATTCATGTTTGGAAAAGAGTGTGCAATGGATATTTACTTAAAACCAATAGAAGAAAATGAACTTGTTAAATGAAATACTAAAGGAACAGGCCCAGGCCGCTACACAGCGGTCTAAGGCTTGGTTTAATGCTCGTGTAGGTAAGTTTACCTCAAGTGAGATACACAAGCTGTTTGTACAGCCTCAAACAAAGGATGCAAGAGAGAAGGGAGAGTTGTCCGAGACTACAAAGGCATACATCATGTCTAAGGTAGCTGAGGAGATGACCGGAATAGAGCAGACAACAGATACTGCGGCTACTACATGGGGAGTAGAACACGAGGCAGAGGCTTGTAACCTTTATGCCGAACTAATGGAATGTCAAGTAGACTCAGTAGGTTTCATTCCATATGGAGACTATGCAGGAGGCTCACCCGATGGTATGTGTTCTCGGTTTGGGGTTATTGAAATCAAATGCCCTTACAACTTTGAGAACCATGTCCAGAACCTACTATTGAAGGATGAGTTTGAATTGCTAAAACTACGGAAGGCTTATTGGTGGCAGTTGCAGATGAACATGATTATTACCGGAAAGGAAGAGGGTATGTTTATTTCTTACGATCCGAGAATGGATGGTAAGAACAAGATGTCAATAATTCCTGTAAATTTACAGCCTGACTCCAAAGAGATATTGGATGAGGCAATAGACAAAGCTGTGAAGTATAAAAAATTATTAATCGAAAAACTATCCAACCGATGATTTTAGATGACCACAAAAAGCATCAGATTATTGCGAGTGTTCTGCACGCAAACTGTTTTATAATTATCTCTGACGAGATTGGACCTCCTTATTGGGAGAAAGAAGTCAAGATGAAAGGAAATCAGTTCGTTAAAGCTGTAGAGAATAAGTATAAAGTATTAGCCTCTGCCCTCTTTCAAATAGAGGGTGGAGACTACTACAACAGAGCAGCAGTTGACACCGAGAACCTCATCAAAGAAATAGCAAGCACACCCTGGTTTGCTTATAATGACATCATTGAATTAATTAAAAAGTATAAACATGAAAAACTTATTGAACAGCAATCTGAGTTGGAGAACTCTACTGACTCGGGACAACCTTCTAATTCTTAGCATAGCAATCATTTTGATTCTAATACTATCTCATGCAGCCATTAATGCAAAGAAAGAGAGATTGGAAGAAATGAATAAACTAAATGCCAAGTTACTTAGACAAACCGACTCTCTGCTAAACGTACAAAGACAAGGTGTTTTAGATGAGATAAAGGCTGCTGAAATGCGTGTCAAAGTAATAGAGAGAGAAATCCACATCATTGAACAACAAGAACAAAAACAAAAATCAGATTATGAAAAAGACATTTCCGTTATTAATAATGCTAATGCTAGTCAGCAAGTCATTATTCTCTCAACTAACATTGCCAAATACAAGGATCTTGATAGGCAAGGATACTTTAACTTGCCTAAGTGACCAGGAAGTAAAACTGATAAACAAGATTATTGTATCAGAGAAGTTCTACCATAGTATCTATGGAACTCACATTTCACACATTAAGTTCTTGGAAGACAAGGTTGCTGAGGTTGATGGCATATGCAAAGGGTATAAGACTGCAAACGATATGTGCGAGCAGAGACTTTTAAACCTAGAAGCAATCAACACAAACTTAAAGGATGAGTATAGTGAACTGGAAGCCGATGCAGAAGACTTGCTGTGGAGAAAGAACACATGGAAGACAGTATCCATTGTAGGTATACCGGTCTCCTTCATTGGAGGAATCGTTTTTATAGTAACAAAAAAATAATCAAAATGAAAACACTTTCAGACAGAATCAAATTTATTCCTATTGAGGAAGATGTTGTAAAATCATCAAACCTTGACACATCCTTTGTAGGCAAAGAAGTGCTAGGAGGAAAGGTTATAGAAGTCGGACCAAGTATCCAAGAAGTAAAGGTGGGTGACTACATTAAGTTCAAAAAGAATGCCCCTGTATACATTCAAGAAAAGGATATTAAGGTTGGGTTTATACCGGAAGCGGATGTCTTTTTGACCATCAGAGACAATGAGAAGGGTTAAGTATTGGAATGACCTATTTATAGAGCAGGGTGCTTGCTTTACTTGGATTGATGAGGATAGGCAGACTATCCACTTCAATGGTGCTAAGGAAGGTTTGTTTCACCAATGGGCAACCATATCCGGAGACACAGTTGCTATAGTTGAAAATTATGAAGGGCAAATTGAATTAGTTGAACCATCCTTTATTAAATTTATACCCAATAGTAACACAGACGCACCCATCTACGAAGCTCTATCATTTATTCAAGATCCGGAGTTGAGGCATAGAGTTGTGAATGTATTTAACAAAATGAATGAGTACCATTAAAGTAGACATAAAGCCATTATCTATAAATCAAGCCTTTCAAGGAAGAAGGTTTAAGACAAAGGCTTATACTAAT